ACTTGCCATACCATAGGCAAGTGCTGCTGGAGTACGAACGCCAATATCAAATGCAGCAGAAGTTTTGTCTGTGAAAGACTTTTCCTCAGTAGGAAGCTCTTCCTTAGTTCGTTCAGCAGATGAACCAACAGTATCCACCTGAACTTCTTGTCCACCAACATTCATGCCCGCAAAAGGATCAACAAGAGTATCACTAAAGCCTATACCAGCAAAAGGATTTTCTTCTTCCATTTGCATAGTTTCAGGTTGTTCTTCTGATTTCTGTTCAAAGCCTATTCCTGCAAAGGGATCATTCACATCCATGATTATTTCCTCGCATTGTTTATTTTTTCAAGAAATTCTGGCACAGACATATTCGCTGCTTTAGCACGTTTAATAATATCTGCTCCTGTTGCAGGCTTGCCAAAGAAAGTTAAGTCTTTGGGATAAGTATATGGTTTTGGTACTTCAATATCTTCTGTTTTATCCATCAAACCAAAATCCCACAACCAACTTTCTTTAACTGTAGGAACTTTTTCTGTTGCATAAACAACTCCAGTGCCTGGTTTGTTATTCTCAAAAGACGCAAGCTGTGCACCTTGTTCAATAGATACTTTGGGTGTAGTTTCTTTTCCATAAATAATTCCTGCAGAATCTATTTTTTGCATTGTTTCTTTTGTATCTTTATCTAATGCAAGCACCTGTGCAGGAGTTAAAGCATTTGGATCTGTTTTTCCAATCTTGCCAGTTTCTGCTTCAAGTTTAAGAATTTCTTTACTCAACTTATCATTTTCAAGTCTAGCTTTTTCTCTTTCTTCTGGAGTAAGAGATTTATTATCTCTCAAGTTTGCCTGGAGTCTTTCTCTTGCATCTAATCTATCTTGTAAAGTTTTATCTGCTAAAACTTTAGCTTCTGCTTCGGTTTTATCTTGTGCAATCTTTTCTCTTCTTGCTGCTGCTAACTCTTTTAATTTTTCTGCACGAGAATTAGCTTCCATTGCAATCTCTTCCCTTCGAGATTTTTCTTGTAAGATAATCTGAGCATCTCTTTGACTCAGTTCTCCGAATTGCTGCTCTGCTTTCAACAACATACTGATATCTTCTGGGTCCAGTCCAGCAAAGTCAATATCTCCTCCACTGGACTGATTAGAAAAATCCGGCAAATCAGAGCCTCCAGTAGAAGGTTTACGCATACCTTCTAAAGGTTGATTAGTTTTATATCCTAATTTCTGCGGAGTATTCTTCATACTTAATGAAACATTTCCATCCCCATCAAGAGAAAAACTATCAAACGCATTATTGTCTTCTTTAGAACTCAATAAAGATCCTCCACGAACGGCGTCAAGAAGTTGTTCTTGAAATGTTTTTCCTTCTTTTCTTGTTTGCTGTGCTGCCTTTTGAGTTTGGCGTCTTCGAATTAAATTCGTACTAAAATCTCCTAAAACTTGCCCAGCATTTCCACCTGAACTTACTGCTTTGCCTGCTTCTCCAAGTCCACGAACAAAGTTTTGATCTTTAAAAAGTGTATCCAGCATACCTGTTTCTTCTTGTGGACCACTATAACCTTCAGGATCAGCAGTAGTATCTCCAAATAATTCATCTAAAAAACTCATAATATTATCTCCTTATATTATTATTATAATAATCCAGCAAGTCCACCCAATAATCCACCACTAACAGCTCCAAAAGCTGTACCAATACCAGGAACAGCACTGCCTATCATTGCACCACTGGCTGCGCCACTCAGTGCACCACCAAGAATTTTTTGCCCTGAACTTGGACCTTCACCACTAATTGTACCAGAAGAATTTGTAGCTCCTTGTAAAGCTCCCAAGGCAGCGCGTTCATGATCAAGAACCGTAAATGGCCAAAGTTTATTTTTAACAAGCATTTCATAGCTTTGTGTAGTATTATCCATTTTAGCAGATAAATAAAGCTTACTCAATTCTGCATAAGAATGAAAAATTTGTTTATTCCATTCAAGTTGTGTTTTCCATCTTTCTATAACAACAGGAATTAATGTGGACTTAATTTTTGCACTAAAACTACTCAAGGCCCTAACCCTATTTGTTTCTAATAAAGTTCTTGCAATAATAAATGTATCACTATTAACTGAATTAATGTCTCTTGCTCCAGTTAAAATTCTTGGCAATGCATTTTCTTCAATATCATCACTAAGATCAATTCCTTCTTGAACAATTAAATTATGCACTTCTGCAGAATTAATTGTTTTTCTAAAAATTTCATCATAAGCAGTATCAAGATCATAATTTGAAAGAACTAATTCAAAGGTATCATAAAGAGAGGCAAAACTTGTTATTGCAACTCCTGCACCAAAAAACAAGGTATCAATATTATAAGTATTAAATGTAGCAAAAGGAGAATCATTAATGAGTAAAGATCTATAAGTTGCTACAGTGGACAAAAAATTAGTGTGTCTTGTTTCTATATAAGGAGCATATCTAATATTATTAGTGGTATTACTATCTCCACCACTACTACTTCCACTACTTCCCATAATTTAATCTCCTCTTAGTTATAATTGAATTTGATAATTTTTACTTCCAAGTTGAAAGCCATAAGTTAGTGCAAGTTTTTCAATCTGTGGATTAATAGTAGTCATTGTGATGAATTCACATTTTTCTTTTTTCGCAAAGTCATAAATCTTTTGACTATCCTCTAACCAGCTTTCATCTGTACCACTTTCAAAACCATAAAGACATTTAAAAAACATTCCTTTTTTATTACTTTCTTTATTAATAATAAAATTAATAATTAAAAGTCTGTGTATTTTTTTACCTTTATCAAAAGAAAGTAAAACTAAAGCAGTTTCATTTAAGATATCATAGAGTAAATTAATACAATAATTTGAAATATTTTCCTCTTTTACTCCATCAGCTTTAGTTGCTGCAAATTTAATAATTTCCCAATAATTTTCAATTTGAATAGTTGGCAGTTTAATAATCATTTTTAAATCCTTATCTACCGCTTAAATAATCTCTATACATGAAATCATGAATTGTTCCATAAATTTTAAACTCTTTAATATTAAAAGTTATTCCATTTTCAAAAGCTTTAATTTTAAATTTAAAATCTACACCATAGCAAGGAATAGTTGATTCTCCTTTGCCATAAAAAATAAACCAAGGAATACTTGTGAAAGCTTGATTTTGTAAAGTTCTATAATCAATACTAACTGCAAGTTGTCCAGTGTAATTTGTTTCAATCTCAATTTTTTCAACAGTTTTATTCTTCCGAGTACCGAAATTAATTATATCACTTGTAATGGAAAAAACTGGTTGAGTTAAAGAACTTGATGAGATTATAAAATTAACCGAATCTTGAAATCCTATACCAGATATTGCAGGGTAACCATTTGTTAAACTGTCATCCAGAATAGAATAAACATATCCTGTTGTTCCATCACAGATATAGATTAACTCATTTTGATTATCATAAGTCATTACCACAGCACTAAGAGGATTTAAAAATTCCTTATATCCATGATTAATAAAATTTAAACTTTCGTCCACTGACCAAAGTTCTCCAAAAGTTGAAATAAAAAAGTGCTTCTTTAATGTTTCAATCATTGCTTCTTTGCTTTTAATTCCTGTTGGAAAAACTTTCTTCTCTCCATAAAATACTCCAGATGGACTAATTCTTGAAATTCCATTAACACCATACACAAGTGCTTGATTATTTAAACCAAGCATTTTAATTTTATAAACAAAGCCTTTCCATTCAAGTGGTTTCTTTCCTGCAACATTATCTTGAGTTTTAGTAAAATCAAGACTTCCAATATTACTCCATTTAATTGCATTATCATCTGGAGAAGTAATTCTAAATAAACTAATTGCTTTAAAGCCTAATTGTACTGGTCCATTTGCAGCAACAGATCCTGGAATAATAACTGCATAATTACCAAAAGAAAGTCGAACTTGTAAAGCAGTGCCAAACTCATCAAAACTACCATAAACACCAAAGCCCATCCTTGGCTGTGCATTATGTAAAACTAAATCAATATTTATATCAAGTTCAGGTATACGTGATTTAGCAGGTAATGAACTAAAGACTGCAATATTTCTAAATAAAACTCCAGTTTGAGCTCTATTTAAATTAACTGCAATCTCAGTTGCATAAACTCCAAACTTTGTATCACCAAAAACATGTGACCCATAAAGAATAGCTCCATACATTAGATTATTCTCCGATTAAATCTTTAATCTTATTCTCAGTTTGAATCATAGCTTGTTCTTGTTTTTGTTGAATGAAAGAAACTAAAGTCATTTCTGCAAAACTACTCTTTGGATAAAAATTTCCATCAGGGCCTTTTTCGGAAAGATTATTTCGTAGACTCTGCACAGAAACAATCAACTGTTCAAGCAGTTTTATCTGTTCAAAAATCCATCCTTCAGAGTGGACATCAATACAGTCAGCTATTTTTACTGGTGCTTTACCTGGCTCACCTGGACGAATATATTCTTTCCATGCAGGACAACCATTCTTACCATCCCAAAACTTCTCTGGGCAACCTTTTTTCTTAAATATTTCAAGTCCTCTTATACATGGTCTCATAGTTAATCCTTTATAATAGCTACTGCAATAATATATCTAGGAGTATAAGTGTCTTGAGTAACAGTATGAGTTGTTGGCCCACCTGAACCAGTTGCTCCAGTTCCTGCTGCTTCTGTTATCTCAGAAGAACCTCCTGTAGATCCTGTATTATTTGTATATGCTCCGCCATTATTGGAGCCTTGAGAACAAGCACTTGATACTGGCGTTAATCCTGTAGTAGACCAATTCCCTTGCATAGGAATGGTGTGGGTGTGTGCAGGAACGTCACTATATGTATGCGTATGACTTGGTCCTGTATGGGTATGTGCCGTGTGCGTCCCAACTGCTATGGCAGTTGTCCAGGAGATCGGATTATCTGAGCCACCACCAGAACTATAACTATTCCCAACAATTACACTTGTATTCGCTGCCCAATTTACTTTTATAGTCCATCCAGTGGGAGTTCCAGATTTTAAATAAAGAATAATATCTCCTGTTGTAAAATCAGTAGGAATATTTATTCTATGTGTAATAAGAATCCAGCCTCCTGCTTCACTATCTAAATCAGCATTATAAAAAAGAGTACTAAACATTGCAGCTTTAATATCCCCAGAAGCAAGCAAAGAATAACTACCATTTTCAAATTTATAAATTTTCTTCGCACCAAGGGCATTAATATTTAATGTGGCATTTCCAGTACAAGTATTTACAAATTTAATGTTTACAGCTAATCCAGAGAAATAAGCACTTAGTGCAGGATCATGTGTAGATGTATAAGTATTAGTTCCTGTTGCAATGCTAAAAGAAGCACTACCAGTTTGCAATGCTTTTTCTATTTCATCCATCTTTCCGGCAGTAAAAACTAATGCAATATTATCTCCAATAACCCATGCTTTTGCAGTTGTTCCTTCTTGTGCTCGAACAATTGCAAATGTATCTCCAGAAGTAAATGTGCATTTAACCAATTCTCTATCTGGGTCAAGTCCAGGAGCTCCAATAGCTGCATCCCATAACGTTGCCATAAAGTAACCAGTTTGAGGAAATTTTACTCCATCACCTACTGTCATAGTTATAGCTAAACCATCAATTGCTAAGTCAGCAGCAAGTAAGGAAAAAGCAAAATTCTTGTTTTTTAAAAGTGCCATTTAATTCTCCTTAACTGATTAGTATGTCTTCACCAGTAAGCATAATATTAGAAATTGTAAGAGCAGCACCATCAGCAGTAGTTTGTACTCCATTAGCATCAAACCAAGCTACTATTGCATCAGTATAATCATCACCAGAACCTGTTGCAGTTGAATCATTATATATAATTGCCCCAACAGTTGAAATAGGTCCACCAGACGCAGTCCATTGTGCATTTAAAAAAGTAACTTCACAGCGATCTTCAACATCATCTGTTGTGATTGCATCAAGTGTAAGTGTTTGTCCTACAGCAGTATAGCCATTTCCTGTGGGAAGTTCATAAGAACTCACGTCTGTATAACTATGATGTAAATCTTTATCAAACACAAAACCAAGATCCATTAAAATAATCTTAAATGTATCAGATGCTGCATTAACTTGACCTTTCCATAGCATAGTTTTAAAACTATTTGCGAATTGATTTGCCATTTTTATCTCCTTTAAATATAACCTGCATTAGGTGAACCTATTATAACTTGTCCATTAAAATTGCATATTGCCATATAAGTTGGCAGAATAGTTGATTCGGTATAGAGTTTTGTTTCTGGATCACGAATAACTTTATTTTGTCCATTACTTAGATAAACAAAATCATGAAAAGCAACAGCATCCCATGTTGAACCATGTGTACCAGTAAACATAAGCGTCCAAATATTATTAATATATTCATATATTTCTGTTTCATTACAAGCAATAATAAGATTTGTAAATATAAAAAGCTGAGGATAAGGAAAACTTCCAATAATCACAGAAGTATTAATTGTTGTTAAAGCATCAATTGTTTGTAAAACATTATCTTTAACAACAGCACCTATACAATTAATAAAGGCATTGGTATTAACTTCTGTTTCTTTGGTTTTTCTAAGTCCTTTTTGCAAGTCTTTAAAAGAAAATAAAAATTTTCCATTTCTGGTAACTTCCATTATAAGACTCCATTTGAATAATCACCAACTATTTTTTGCTCAAGTGGTTTATTAACATCTTTAATATTTAAAGAATTAAGAAGAGAAATTCTTTTTCTTATTTCTGGAGTTGCTTCATTTAGTATTTCATTATAAGATTTTGTTAAATCTTCTCCTTCAATTTTTTGAACAACATCGGAAACTAAATCTGTGTAATGGAGAAAATCTTTATTTAAATCAAAAAACTTTTTTTTCTCTTGCTGAACTTCTGCATGTTTAGCCATTAAATTACCAATAACAGTTGGCATTTTAATAAGCACTCTTTCAATTACAGCAAGAATAATTTGTTCTTTTTCTTCATTTGTAATCATGTTATAATCCCTTACTCATTGCTGTTGTTAAAATTGTTTCTTTTTGAGTATCAGAAAGATTGGTTATATCATTTGAAAATCTTTCCAGCATTTCTTTTTTCCAATTTATACTTAAAATTAACCAACCTTTTTCAGGATCAGTTTTATACATAGTAACTACTTGTGGTAGCCTGTTAATTTTACCATATTTATTTTTAAGATAACTTATAATTTTTGAATTTTCCATTAATATTATCCTTCTATTTGATCAATATCTTGACTTTCTTCTTCAACCATGTCATAATCAAGTAATAAAATATCATCATTAATAGCACTAAGAGCATTTTTTGCATACTCTGTTCCACGAGAACGTGATTCAAGTTTATACAATGCTGCACTAATAAGAAGCATAGGTTCTTTAAATGTCCAGAAATTAGTGTCAGCATCAGAGGATAAAGTCACTTGTTTAAACAAACCAACAACTTCTATTTCATATGTGGCATCAAACTGTGGTCCAAATACAATGCCACGAAACCCATGTCCACTGCCTTCTACAGCAGGTTTATCTAAATAAGTCGCTAAAGAATTTTGTAAATCAGGTGCAAGAGATCTGGTATCAATAAGAGAATAGTGTACTGGTGAGCCAGATGAAGTTGTACTTACAGAATTACAATAATATGATCTAAATTCAGCAGGAGTTAGTTTAATAAGTTGATATCTGTTCTCTGCATTTTTTGCCCAAACTTCTTGAATAACTCTTGCATCACTGACTAATGTGATTGAATATTCCCCAGCAACAGGAGAATAAAATAATCTTGCAGTACTATCAGGAATAGTAACTAATTTATCTAACATAGACATTCCTGCGTTGATATAAAAATCCATACCATTATCAGCATAATCAACAGCATCAACGACTAAATCATACCTACCTGAAAGTTGCACTACTTTTTTTCTAATGTCTAAAAGATTCATAGTTTGATCCTATTTAATAAAAACTAAGAAGAGAGAGACGTTTCTCTCTCCTTAGTTTGTTTAGCAGTTGAACCAACAGTTTTTAACTCGCCGTATTGTCGTCGCCAAATCCCTCAAGAAATGCCCACCCAATAGGATGATGCAGTTCAAGAGTTTCTTCTGTTAGATACTCTTCTTTGATTCCATCACGCCGTGTGTACCCAGAGTTTGTTTTTCCAATTTCCTCAGCAATAAACTCAGTGTCACGAGTTTTCAATGGCCGTCGTTTGATGTTCTCTGGTTCAATAATAACCATGACTTTTCTCATGGTAAGTTCATAATTAAACAGTGGATGGGTCATAAGAGCAATTGATCCCAGAGGAGTAATCCATTCACGAACTTTAATTCCATAAATTATCGTGTCCGGTCCCCACATGAACTCGCCATTATTCTGGACAATTTTGTTAATAGCCATTAGAGCACCATTACCACAGAATGCCATCTTGTTCGTATTGCCATATAGAAAGATTGTTTCCAATTGAGCATTCAACCAATCTTCTCCACCAGCAAGCCAAGATTTTCCAGCATAATCAGAGTCAGTAACATAATTACTTACTGTTCCAGCTGGACCACCATGTCCCGCATAGGTGCCTCTAATCGCAGGAATAATACCCATCATAGTGCGCTCAGGTTTGTTATTCGCTCCCATCCCACTTGTAGGAACAGAGAACCAAAATGCTTTTTCTCTTTCCATAGAGTGTGTTTTCAAACACTCTTTTTGCATTTTAGGATATGCCTGAGGATTGGTTCGTAGTTTTGTTGCTATTGCTGTGCCAGTGATTTCCAAGGGAGTACGAAAGATCTGCGTGTTGTTATACCATTCTGTAGGATCATAAGCAATAGCATCTGGCATTGCAGCGCCCTCAGCATTCATATTACCAGAGACAAGAACTCGAGTGGCATTCGCCATAGTAGTTGTACCAGCAGTATTATCATCTGCTTCAAGTAGTTTGAGTTTCAGATAAGACGAAGCACCATTTTTAAATCTTTCAACACATTTGGTCACAACATCTGCAGCCAAATCTGTAGCAGTTCTAACAGTCACCTGATGACCTTCACGGAAATGATCAACGTCAGTTTCAGAACCGAGTTTTACATAAACATGATCACCAGCAACACCACCAGAAACATAAGCAATAGTCAAAGCTGCATCATTATAAACCTGTCCAGCAGTAATACTTGCTGCCTGAATCGGCAGACCCTGTGTCCACCAATGAATCTTTGTTGAATCCGTAGGCTCTGTTCCCATCTTTGCCATCATAGCTGTCAGAGGAGCATCTCCATTAGGAAACAAATAAAGAATTGTTTCATTCCAATCTTCAGGCATTTGATTCTCTACCCAATCACCTGTACCAAGCATCCCGAAAAAACTCGGAGGAAAAATATTGCCCATAATAAAAACTCCTTATATAAAAAATAAATAATTTAAAAAGTATTATGCTGCTTGTGTTACTAAACTAAATTCAGCTGTTGCTGGTGTGCCTTTATTAATATAAAGACTTCCTGTACCTGCAGCAATATCATTATCAATAAATAAACAACCTCTTGCATAACCTGTTGAAGCATCTGCAGGAACATCCGTACCAATTGCCCAAAGGATGTCTCCTGATGGAGCATATAAAAGGACAAGAATATCAGCTGTAGTACCAGCTGCAGCATGCCCAAACTTTTCTCCTCCAATAGTAAGAGATTTAACCATTTCAGTTTTCATATAGTATCTCCTTATTGAGGACCGCATTCAAAATTCGTTAAAACAACATTGCCAGCAAGATCAGTGTCATTGAGAAAATAGAAAAATGGGACAACTCGAAGAGCAGCAGTGAATGTATATGCAGCCACAGTAGCAGGAGTAATCCCATCAATCTTATAGGTAACTACACCAGCAGCAGATACATAGACTTCTAAAGTATGCGTTGCTGTGTCTGCCCAATTGTTTGTAGTATCTGTAGTTACTGTAGCAGCACCACCTACAATAGTTTCAATATTAATATTTCCAGAAATGACATTCAATGCCGCCATGTCAGCATAGTCATCAATATTTGCCTGATATGCTTCAACTTTTCTAAAGCCAAAGGCACAATCATCTGTACCAGAAACATCTTCAATAGAAAAGGTCATCTTAGCGTAGAATGCTGGATCAGTTCCAACAACAAAACTCGGTTGATTACATGCCAGAACTCCAGCACAGATTTCAATACCATCATTTGCTGTGGCATCCTGATTTACCTGAAGACCCGTTGCTACAAGATGTGGAGCAAGAATAGTCTGAGTTCCCAAAACATGCCATTCCAAAGTTCCTTCAGGAAACTGTATAATATTCTCATCTCCTGCTGCTCCAGTTGGGGCGGCATGAGCAAAAGTTGTCCCATCTGCAAGAACTTTTCCATTCATCACTGGCCAAGAATCAAAGCCAAGTTCCATGAAATTTCCCTTAACAGATTTAATTCTTCCATCTGTTGTAATACCACCAGGAATATCAGTAGGAACATCCGCACCTAAAGTTGTAAAAAATCTTCCTTCACCTGACATAATTTTTTCCTCCTTAATTACAAGTCAATCATACTTGTAATCATTTTTTGGTTTCTTGTTTTGTCAATTTTCTGACTACGTTTTTTTGAACTACCATTCACAGAAGGAAATGCAGGATTTGAATCTCTCTCAGACTTCGAATCATTTTTTCCCTCAGTCCCAGGCTTAATTCCCAGAACTTTATACGCTCTTGACGCAGCCTCTTTGAGAATATCTGCAGGATTCAGAGACTTACCAAGAGCTTTATATTCTTCAAGAACTCCCGAAGCCACTGTTGAGACATAATCTTTCACAGGTTCAAGCTTAGGGTTTTCTGTAAAGAACTGCTTGCGAACTGCTTTTTTCTTTTCTGCTTGGGATAACGATGAATTAACAATGTCACTAATCTTTCCAGTAGCAGTAGTTAATGTAGTTTGACTTTGATAGTCTAATACATTCTGCATAAATGCTTTCATTGCTTTACGTTCAGAATCATCCCAATCCATAGTTTCAGCCAGATTATCAAACATCTCTGTTTCAAAAGGACTCTTAAGAGGTTCAGACTCTTTCTCATTTTCTTTTTTTCCCTGAAGCATTTGCATGAGCTTGGCATTTTGTTCCTGAGCAATTTTAAGTTGCTCTTGCATGGCAATTATTTCAGGAGAAAGTTTGACTTCTTCTTCTTCATCCTCATCTTCAAGATTTTCGTCTTCTTCAAGATCTTCATTTTCTTCATTCTCAATGTCTTCAACTTTTTCTTTTGTCTTTCCTCCTCCAGCATTTTTTGTTCCTAAATTCAAAGAATCAAAGAAAGTTGTCACATCCTCATTGCCTGCATCTTCGTCTTTTTTGAAAAATTTCATTTTATTTAAATTAAATCTCATTTGTTACTCCCCTTCGTTTTCGGCCTCTTCTTCAAGAGCAGCCTGTATGTTAATAAAAATATCTTTCGCATCAAGAATTTTTTGTATTCCTCCACGGAAAAGATCATAGTGTCTACCTGTGAATTCTAAATCTGGATCAAACAAAGCATTTTTTAACAATTCAATTTGAATATTATGTTCTCGTAAATAATCCTGATAAAGTGCAGAATTAAGAAAAGTATTAACTTCTTGTAAAGACGAATTAATTAAAAGAAATTCGTCTTTAGATTTTGGAAACATATCTGCAAGACTTTTTAATTCTTGTTTTGCCATTACACTGCCTCATTAAAAGGAATTAGATTACCTTGTTGAACCTGTCGAGCTACTTGTTCATTTGGTTGAACCTCTGCTTGAACATTACCACCACGAGCAATAAAATCATTCACATTCTTTGCTCCCGCATTCCGAGCAATGTGTTTAAAAATTCTTACTACATCAAATTCTTGTGCAAGTTCAGGATTAGTTCCAAGACTCTCAAACAATCTCAACCAAACTTCAGAGTAATTTCCATTTGGTAGCGAACCATCACGAACAAGAACACTGGTATTTATATCAATATCCTTTGGTGATACAGCAAGCTTTCCTCTATCAATTGAATGTCCATATTCTTGAAGAAGTAAATCTTGCCAATCTCCGGCAATAGATATAAACTGTTCATCTTTCATTACTTGTTTTGTATGCCAAGCAAAGAACTCCCCAATATCTTGAATACCTTGAACTCCAATGATTCGAGCAGTTCGTTCTAAGCGAGATATTTTCCCTGCTGCAGTTCCTTGAAACTCTGCTTTAGTAAGTCTTTCTGGTCCACCAGAACGAAGAATGCCCATTGAAGAATCATCAGTACCTGATAAAGATTGCATTGCAGAAAGTAACCAAGAGGAGTCAGCTACGTTTCCTCGAGTGATATCTGAAACATTTAATTGCTGAATTGCATCACTGATTTTTCCTCTACCATAAGCAGAACGTCTCATACGTACGAGCTTCCCTGGTTTGGGATTTCTCAAATCTTTAGAGTTAATCAAACTCGGATCATAAATCAACGTATCATTGATTGCTTTTCTCACATTGGCTACATGAGAGTTTAATAACCAATCAAGCAAATTCTGCATTCCAGAAAGCATTTCAATCTTACTAACAGGTGAAGAACTATAACCATCAAAGTCAGGAACTATAGCACAGGCAGGAATAAGTTTATGTTCAAAATTTGCCTTTCTGGCAGATAGGATCACTGCATCTGAGGCGACTTTAAAATACCATATCTCAGGTCGTTCAGAGTCACTAAGATTATGATCAGATGGAATGAGTTTGATATACATTTCAATTGTAGTAAAAGGTTGATTCCCAAGATAATGTTGTCTTGAAACACCGGACTTAAAGTATCTTCCTGAATTGTCAATCTGATAAATACTTGTTCCTTGATATTGAAGGTCTTTTAAATATTTTACATTAAACAAGTTCTTAGGATCATTTAATTCTTCTTCTAAAAGCGAGACATAGTTATGATCACTCACCCAACCAAAGAACTCCCCAGCTTGTAAATTATCTGCAGAAACATTAGGATCAGGAAGAAGACGATAAGGATCAAGATTAAGTAATGCATTGCCTTCGAATGTAGATGTGCGTTTCCATACTGGCACAATATGTCCAGCACCATAAACAAAAGCATCTCTAAACATAGTATGAAGATTAAGAATATGTTTGAATTTATTAGAATGAAGACTAACTACTTTTTCAAGTAAAATTGCTCCAACAACATCATTAGGAGAAAATCCCTCATATTGAATTATTGGATTTTGAAAAAACGCACTCATCATATATGCAAGCAAAGTTTCTAAAATTGCATAAGAATGAGGATAGACAATAGAAACTGGTTTACGATCATCATTATAAAGTACATTTGTTTCTTCTTCGTCAACTCGTTTATATGCAGTAAGAGTTTTATCTGATTCTTGCCAAGCAGAAAATCTCGCATTCATATGACAAGAAGAATTTGTTGCATATTCAAGAACAAGATTTAAAAGATTATTGTGTAAGTCTGAACCAGGTTTGAGATTTAATCCTTTTGGATATGAATAACTAATATCTTTCTTATTAAGACTTATTACATCTTTTCGTCTTTGTACTGCGCCAAAGATTACACCAGTCATATTATACTCCCATCACCAAGTAATAGTTCTTCATTATCATAATCATCTTCAAACTGATCCTCAAGATCTAAATCTGCATACTCGTTTTGTTCATCAAAATCATCTTCTTCTACATCAAAGAAAAGAAAAAATTCATTAATGAGTTTTGTAATATAAGCTAACGCGTCAATTAAATCTTTTCGTTTAGATTTAGGATGCCATTTAAGCTGATTCTCTAACGCTGTAGAGTTACTCGCATTATGGTAAATCTGTCCTTGAGCATAATAGTTTGCCAATGCATTTGAAATTCTCAAATCTTTATCTCCACGAGCATTAAGTTCTACATACTCAGAAGAAATGCCACGAACTCTTATTTCATTTCTTATTGGTTGAGAAATAAATTCATGCAAACCTGTGACTTCTACAGCCAAATACCTTGCATTATAAAAAAGACATTGATCAAACATCTGATCATATAAAGCATCTGGCTTAACTCTCTTGCCCCAAGGATCACGGACAAAAATCTTTCGAGATTTTCTGTGAATAGAAACAACAACTACTGCAGACTCTGCACTTGATAAATTAATCGTTCTTGCAGGATCAACAATAACCAAAGTTATCAATTCTCTAATGGGAATCTTCTCTATCTCTTTAAGATTATGCCCCATTTTGTTTAGCCTTTGAACCACCATAGGATGGTTGTGGACAATAAGATGATCTCCAGCTTCTTCATAGTATTTGAATGATTCAGGTTTAAATACAGCATCTTTAAGAGAAATAGGAATGTTCATAAATTCCATATAGAACAAATCCTGTTTTCCTTTTTCTGTATGCTCTATGTATTCTTGCTTGATCTCTTCAGTCGTCATATAGTTCGGATCATAAGAATTGAAATTTTCATCACAAATACTTAATACCCCATCTGGAGTATCCGGAACAAGATTTGGAAAGGCACTTACATTAAGCCAATCAGATGAATCAATAAGAAGCTGCAGCAAAGAATCTTGATGTTTAATTGTGTCGATATATAAAAACTCTGCTCGTTGCCCTTTATGAATTCCATCACGTTCTCCATATTTAGATTCTGATTTCATCAAATCTGAAAAAAACCAAACAGAAAGTTTTTCTCTTTGCTCATCCGATCTGACATTATCTGTGTTTTCTAAGTCATCAATAATAAACAATCCAGGTCTGTGTCCCATCCAGTTTTTTCCACGCACTTGCTGTCCAGCTCCTCGAGGGAGAACATAAACATCACCATAAGCTACCCAAGATTCTTTACTAAAACCTTCTTTAAATCCCTTCTGAGAAAATCCTACTTTACCAAAAATTAAATTTAAATATTCATTTTCTACCATGAGTCTTTTAATATGTTCTGTAGATTCAATAGCACTACCAGAAGAATTAGAAAGATAAATAATAAAACGACGCTCGCGAAAGACAATTGCCTTTACACAACGTATCTTTGCAAGCGTCGTTTTACCCAAGCCACGGGGAGCAGCAAGAGCTTTTTTTCTTTTGATTGGATGATCCATTACTGCAAACATCTTATCATGAAGAAGAGAAAACTCACTTGTAACTTCTTCGGGAAAAAATGTTTTAGCAAATACCTTAGTACTTTTTTGACACCTTAGTAAAAGCTTTTGTAGCTCTGGATCATATTTATCAAAAGAAAGAATCAA